TGACCAATCCACCATTGCATAGGATCTTTTCCCCAAAAATTAGTTGATGGTTGATACATCTAATTAATCGTCATAGACTAAACATTCTGGTTCATCAGGATGCATATCGCAAAATAGTTCTAATGCATTTGGATCATGGTGATCGCCTGCTTCGATTTCATCCTTATGATGTTCGACATACTCTTCGAGTTCATGCAACTCTTCTTTTGCATGTCTGCGTGCTGCTGGATTTGCCTGTGGATCTTCGATAATTTTTTTATCGTATTCAATGTGATCTTCGATTGATTTCATTTGATTCTCCTGTTTCTTTTATTTAAGCGGTAAACACATCACGGATTAATTTTAACTGAGTATCAGCTTTATTATCAGCTATGGTATGTTTTAATTCGGCAATTAAATACTTTCCACTAACATCATCGTCAGATTCATCTCCGTATGTAGTTGATTCTTGATCTCCTTTTTTAAGTGGAAATCTAAGATTCAACATCTGTCCCGCCCTTAAATCTGGATTAAAGGGAACAGAGATGCTCATAGATTGTGAAAATATTAAATTAGCTCTAGCATAAGATTTACTTTGATAAATGGCAAGCTCATTCTCTTTCTGTATTTGATCTTTCTTAGATCCTTTTTGTAAAGCACATTTGTCTAAAACTCTCAACATTAATCGAGTCGGAATGTCCTCCAGTTTGTTTGGCAATTTAGGTGATTTTTTTAAATTCATTCCAGAAATTCTATAATCAACAATTTTTTCAGTAGCATTATCTATGTTTATATAAATTGTTTTATTTGAATACATTCCCATTCTACAATTCATACCAATATCATTTGTTTGATTTAAATTATTTTCTATAATTCTAAAATCATCTTTTTCTTGAGTTGAAGTTTCTGATTTTTTATAATCAATCGCATCCTCTTTCAATAAATTTTCTATTGATTTAAAAACATATCCATCCAAAGTTTCAAAAAATAAAAAACCAGAACCATCTTTTGATTGAGATTTAGAACACAACCATTGAATAGTGTCGAAAGGTCTTTTTAAATTTCCTACAAAAGAGTAAGAGTTAATAGTTCTATCAGTATTATCTAAATTTTTACTTGTTTGAACTCCTTTTTTATCACCAATCAACAATTCAAAAACTATTTGTGAAATATTTCCTGTAAATTTTTTACTCATTCTTGAAGTTTCATTTATAATTGACTCAACAGATAGAAATTCTAAAGTAGCAACTTGTTTACCAGCAGTGGTCTGAACATCTTTAACAGAATTGAGCATTAAAAAATGTTTATCTGGTTTGATTTCAAAATCCTCATAACCATCTACTTTAATTCTTAAAGAAAGATACTCCCCACCAGTAATTCCCTCACGACTTATTACTTGATCAACATCAATAAAATTTAAGGATAATGATATTGCTGGACTTTTTACACTTTCATAATATGTGATATTTGGATTACCACCAGATATTTCAAAATTATCCTTCAGAGATGAACCCTCTGTTGGCACTAACATACATTCTGATATAAAATACTTATTTTCCATTATTTTATTAATTTAGCGATATTGTTTGGTAATTTTGATGCAGGCATTTTCTTAACCACTGGTACACCTATCGACACTGGAAATGGAGAAGGAACTGGTTGTGCAATAGTTTGTACAACTGGTTGAATCATAGTTTTTACTTTAACTCCGCTTACACTTTGATTTATATCACTAGCGAGAGATGCAAACTGATTACTTTCTTCTTTACTTGGTTGAATACCCTCAGAATTATATCTCATTTCAGATTCTGACCTATAAGAGTCCTCACCACTAACAAGATAATCTGTTGGCATTCGATTTTGTTCCTCCGTCCTTGCAGCTGTGGCAAATG